GGACTGAAACGCAACCGGCTAGTATCGGTGGACAGCACATGTGGTATATGCTGGTGGACATCACCGCAAATGGTAGCGAAATCAGACATGAACCATTTGAACTAACGGGCATCAAGGGTGAAAGTGGGCGTGGCATTGTTGGAAGTCCGACATTGACATATCAAGCTGGAACAAGCGCAACGGTTATCCCTACTGGCACATGGTCTAGTGATATTCCTTTAGTAAATGAGGGATATACATTGTGGACTAAAGCCGTATGGAAGTATAGTGACAACACAACAAGTGAAGTTTATACACCGTCAATCGCTGGTAAAGCTGGTAAGGGTATCAAGTCGGTAAAACCTGAATACTATCTATCAACTTCAAAGGTGGAAGCAACAGGCGGAACATGGCAAGATACACAGCCACAGAAAACGGCTGATACTTGGATATGGCAACGATACAAGGCTACATTCACGGACGAAAGCGTGGGATATTCTGATGCTATTCTTGATGACGTGCTAAATGGATTGGTGGAAGTATCTATCACTAATAAATCAACCATTGAGCAACTTAATGGAAGCATTACACACTTAGTCAATCAAACGGCAGAAAACAGAAATGGCCTTGAAAGTGCAAAGACAGAAATTCAAACGTTGCAGAAACAAACGGCGGACGGCTTCAGCCGTACCGTACAGCGCACAGAATTTGACAAGACGGTTAGCACTATTTCTGAAAAGTTGGACGAAAACGGCTTGCATATTGGCTCAGATAAAGAGGACACTGTAACAACCGTTGATACTAACGGCGTAAATGTCAAAAAATCAGACGGCACACTGTTAGCAAAGTTTGACAAGGTGGACAGTATGCTTGCATATTTGCGTGTTCTTGAATATCTAAGTGCAGGTGCGCATAGAATTGAAGCGCAAAATGTGGAAAGTGAGATAACACAGTTTGTCAATGGCACGATCAAGACAGCCACAGTCAAAGCAAGTGTTATCAACTGGATTGGGGACATTAAGAAATGACAATGTTAAATTATTCATGGCAAGTTGTCGCTGAAGCAAATAGGACGGCTGGCGCTGCAAATGTTACTTATAAATTGTTGGCTAGAATTAGCGAGCAATACCACAGTATCGAATTAAATCGTGACTGGGTAGAAGTACAAACAACGTATGAATTGCATACTGGTTATATTTATTCAGGCACATGGAATTTTGGCGGTACTGGGTGTGATGCTGTAAGTGGTGGTGGAACTTTAAGAGGTAGTGGCACACTATTAAGTGGTGGCTTTTGGGCTTACCACGATAACAACGGAAACTATGCTACAAGTCTATATGCTGACTTACAATTCTATTTCTCAGCGGCTAATGCATATCTATCGGGCAATATTGAGTTACCTAATATCCCCCGTGCAAGTAGTGGCGCATGGAAAGACAATAAAAACCATGTCAAACTGGACGGAAGTGACACGATCACGTTGCTATTAGATAAAAAGGTACAAAAATACAGACATTCTCTAGTTTGGGTAATTGGTGATAGTGGGTACAAATGGCTAAACACTAACGATATTGATACAGAGTATGTGTTCAAGCCAACCGAAGAAATGATTAAGTACGCAACAAATACACAATCAGTCTATGGCTATCTAGGCATTGGAACATACGCCGACGGAACACAAAATGCAACAATGATTGGCACAAGCAAAATTGGCTTTTATATTGATTTACCAGCCGAAAGATATGCTCCAGTTATCAATAGCGCAACGGTTAAAGAAATAGGAAATAGCAAAGTGCCTGATAATAAAGTATTCCGCTATTTATCTAAGAAAAAGTTATCCATGCGAGCAGATGTAAGGGGATATGCAACAGTTAAAAACGTGTATGCATTACATAACAAGCAACAATTCCCTTTAAAACTTGATGAGGGCGTGTATAGCGTTGATTTAGAGGGCATGAATAACGGGGACATAGAATTTGTCATTGAAGATAGCAGAGGGTTCAAAACAACGCAAAAATGGCAAGGAACGTATGTTCCGTACTTCTTCCCAACAATTACAGAATTTACCGCCGAACGTGACAATCCGACAGTCAATGACGGATATGCTAACGCAAAGGGAACATTTTATAACGGCGAAAATAACACACTTACTATCACAGTAAATGATGAAAGCGGTCATAGTGTAAATTCAACTGGCACTCTATCAGGAAATGAATTTACCGTGAAGCAACGCATCAACGGCTATTCATACGATAAAAACTACAATCTGAGATTAAAGGTCACAGATAGTTACGGACAGACAACTGAAAAATCATACGTACTGGCTGGCAATTTGTGGGCGATGATTTTGGCTAAACTAACCACAAGCGTACACATGCTATGGGTCAGAAAAAATGGTAATAGCCCGTGTGGTATCTATAACGAGGGCGATTTATCTACATTAGGCAGAACATACGCAAAAGGCGGACTTACAATTGGCGGTGATGATACGTTTATTGTGAAAGAATTTACGGCTGATGTTCAAGCAATAAAAGGACAACAAGCCACATATATAAGCGTTCCGTATTCTGTACCAGCAGGATATAAATTGCTTTGCTTCTATGATGCACACACTGTTACATGGTGCATCACAACAATAAAGAATGTAAGTGCTAATGCAATTATGACACATGTATATAACTGGTCTGTTCCAAGCGATATAACACCAAAAAGTAAAGTGGTTGTTAGCGGGCTGTTTGTTAAGTCCGCATAGAAAGGGAAATAATGCTTATAGATGGTTTAAAATTTACTGAAATCCCAAGTGGTAATAAAAGCGTTGTTACATTTCAACGTAAGGTGTTTGAAAACCTAAAGCCACTGATTGATAGTTTTGAAGTTGGTGTTATACATGAAATAAGTTTTGATGACGAGAACATCACACACAAAATGTACACTGAACCAATGACGTTTTCTAAAAGTGATGATAGTTATATTATCTCTTTTATTTTGACAGATGTTCCACAGAAAGATATTGATGCTAAAAACTTTAATGATGTGAAGCCATTAGTCAATGATTGCTTACAGACAGCAAGCATTGAAACTGTAAAGAAATACATATCATTTCTGAATGTTTGGACAGCTGGAACACGGTATAAAAAAGGGCAAAGGGTATCTTATAAAAACGTGCCGTATAGCGTTATATCAGACGTTACAGCAGAGGAAGCGAAAACGCCTGATGTATCAGAGAAACTGTACGAAAACTTGCTGAAGAAAAAGCAAGAAATAAAGCCGTGGAATGATAAAACAACCTATTCAAAAGGTGACTTAGTTATCGCACGTGGAATTGTGTTTATATCCAACATCAATAATAACAAGAGTAATGAACCAGGCTTCGGGAATGCCTGGGATTATTACAAAGAAAAATAAATATTTGCTATTAAGGCGACCAATAAGGCCGCCTTTTTAGATAGAAAAGAGGACAAAGAAAAATGAGAATTTACAATGTACCTGATGTTTCCGAACATCAACCAAATTTTGACTTCACACCTTATGCCGGAAAGTATGCTATCTTACGTGCTGGCGTTGCAAGCCGTGAAGACTATTCATTCAGACGACACGTTTCAGAGTGCCAACGTTTAGGCATCACAATCGGCGTTTACTTCTATTCCTATGCGCTAAACACAGCACAGGCAATCGAAGAAGCACAGCGCTTCTTATCCATCATTGCTGGCGTGGATATTGGGCTTGGCGTATGGCTAGACATGGAAGATGCCGACCATTACAAAGTCAATAATGGCGTGGCTATCACACACGATAACATTGCGCCTATGTCACGCGCATTCTGCGATGTTATCGCTTCAGCTGGATACTATACAGGAATTTATACTTCGCTATCATGGCTTGGTTACCTTGCGCCTGAATGCGATCCATACGATAAGTGGGTAGCGGCTTGGGGAAACAATGATGGAAGCCATACGGTTGATACTTCAGCATACGGAACAATCCAACAGTACACTTCTAACTATGGAACGTTAGATGAAAATGTAATCTTTGTTGACCCGTCAATCTATCGCACTGGGGCAACAGCAGATAGACCAGTTGAATATGTTCAAACGCCTACACAGTCACCAGTTGCAACAAGTGAAAACGTTTATGTGGCTCAATATGGCGATACATTATCAGGAATTGCAGCTAAGTTTGGCACAACATATCAACACTTAGCAGAAATCAACGGTATTGCAGACCCTAATGTTATCTATGCTGGGCAAGAGATTGTTATTAGCGGTGAACCAGTTGCCAACACAAGTGATGAGGTTTATTACACAATCCAAGACGGCGATACATTGAGCGACATTGCAGAAAGAAACGGCACATCTTATCAATATCTTGCATATCTGAATGGCATTTCAAATCCTAACGTTATTTACGCTGGAACTACAATCAGAATTAGATAGGCGATAATATTATGCTTCTAAAAGACGTTTTCGCATTGATTGAATTTAAAGATTTTGTAAGTGCGCTATTTTCTATTGTCTTTGTTGGTTCAATCTTTATTCAGATTGCGCCAATTAAGGTGAACCCTTGGGACAAGTTGCTAAAGTGGGCTGGTGATCGCATCAATCACAATGTTAATCAAAAGATAGACACACTCGAAAAAAAGCTCGATGATCATATCGCAACCGATACTGCTCGTCGGGTTGATGACATTCGCAATACAATCTTGGTATTTGCGAATGAGTGTTCTCGAGGAATTGTTCACTCGAAAGAACAATTTCGATTTATCGTTTCTAAGTGTGACTCGTATGAACAATATGTTGAGGATAATCACTTAAAAAATGGTGTAATAACTGAAGCAACAAAACTTATTAAAGACACTTACCAAAATCATTTAAAAAATGACAGTTTTCTAAAATAGGAGGAAAAAGAAAATGCTTATTACAAACAACAAAGTCTATGACACACTCAAAGAGATTGCTTTAATCGTATTACCAGCCATTGCCACATTGTATTTGACACTTGCTGGAATTTGGAAATTGCCTTATCCACAGGAAGTTAGCGGCACGATCATTGCCGTTGATACATTCTTGGGTGCTATCTTGCATATCTCCAATAAGCAATATAAAGCAGCACAGGAAGAAGATTTGAAGTAAACAAAGCCCGCCTTAAATGGTGGGTTCTTTTTTTATGCTTAATTATATAAAATAAATTATATAAATATATTGACAGTATATAAAATAAATTGTATATTATAACCAAAGAAAGAACCCAAAAGGGTTTGAGGTAAAAAACATGACTAAGCAATATGGAAAAGAAAGCACAGCATTAAAACTTACAGATGTGGCATTCAAAAACTACTCTAATTCAGATTACACAATTTATGAAGAAGAAACAGACAACGAATACACTTATACGATTGACGGTGGAATTTACACCGATGATTTAACCGAAAAAGACGTAAATGAATTCTTTGAACAACTAGAAGAAATTGAAGACACATTAGAAGTTATCTTAGTAAATCATGCTAACGATAGCATCAGAATTGAAGACACGATCAAGCGTGGTGAAGAATGGTTGGAGTATTACAAAGGAACTGACACATTAGAAGAAACAGCACTTCTTACAAGTGGATATTCAGACACTTACAAGTACGAATTACAAATTCTAGGATAGGGGGATAACATGGAAAAGTACACATTGAAAGAAGCGACACTAGAACATCGTAACTCTTACAAAGACGTATGCGTTGCATTAGGTGGAAGCGACATTGCAACATTGATCATGGTTGGAATGACAACGGAAGATAGACCAGTTACTACTTCACACTTAGAAATGAAAGAGTTAAATTTCGGCGAAGACGGCGAGTATAGCGCATGGTTGATTGACGGCGATACAGACGTTCCTGAGCATTACACATTGACGGCTGAATTTAAAAATTGGCTGAAGATCTATGATGATGAGGGCTATTGTACATACTTCACAGCGCCTTTTATCAGAGTATATCAAGCTGGACAGTTTGGTTGCCTTGTCCAGTTATGTCAAGAATATACAAGCATCAAGAAGTTAAAGGAAATGTTGAAGAGTGACAAGCGCATCATTGCTGAAGTTATGGAAGAAGAAGTCAAGCGCATACTTAATAGTGACAAGACAACTTACCAAATCGCAAAGGAAACAGGCGTATCAACGGCTATCATTGATAATTACAGAACAGGCAAATCCAAGATTGAGAATATGACAATGAACATCTTGCAAAAGTTGATTTGCGCTAGAACAGACAAATAAAAAAGCCCACTATATAAAGTGGGTTTTCTTTATGTAAACTCTTCTAATACATACGTTCTTATGTATTACATACTGGTTAGAGTTTAATTTGTTTAGTGCGCTCAACTGTTCTAAAGTCGAACCAGTAATACGTTTAGTCCCCTTGATTAAATTTGTCCCGATGTCTATATATCCGTCATCATACAAATACACAGCATTCAGGAACGTATCTATAAGTTTTTCTTTGTAGTCATAATTTCCTGTATCTGTCTTTAGGCTATCAATCCAAAATAAGAACATGTCACGCTCAATGTATGGTGGCTTGGTTGCTTGTACCTTATGCAACGTGATTTGTAATTGCGCCTTATTCTGTTCTAATTCTTCAAGGCGTGCTTTGGTTGTTTCTGTAATGATACCAGCTTCAATGGCTTTCATTACGTTATTGATAGACTTAGACACGTCTTTGATTTTGGCTTCTATCATTTTTTCATCGCTGTTATCTTCCATTTGCTTTTTTTGGTATTCCATAAAACTATCAGCGAGTTTGTTTATGTAGTCCATGTCGTTCAACTGGTTTATCAATTCGGTTATGACAACTTCTTCAATCCAGTCTTTCTTGACTCTCTTCTTATCACACTTGCGCTTTTTGAATTTTACGCAAGTATAGTAATAGTAACGGTTGCCTGTTCTGCTAGTGGCGTATTCTCCAGTCATTGCGCTTCCACAGTGTCCGCAGAATAGTTTTCCAGTCAATAGGTACTTAGCATCACGTGATCGTGCTGGCGCTTTCTTGTGCCTGTTTTTTATTTCTTGTGCAATATCAAACATTTCTTTAGATATAATAGCTGGCATTCCATTAGGCACAATGTAATCGGCGTATTTGTAAGTGCCTATATATTTCTCATTGCTGATGATAGTATTCAGAGAACTCTTATTCCATGGCGATTTTCGAGCGTTTAAGATACCGTCTTTGTTTAAGTCGGTAATTATATCATTTATCGTCTTACCGCTTGTATATTCGCTAAAAATACGCCTTATAATAGGTGCTTCATTTTCATCTATGACATAGTGATCGTCAGCATCTCTACCATACCCAAAAACCTTTTTACCTATTGTCTTCAGTTGCAAAGCACTTTCCCTGTTACCACGTTTGACATTTTCGGAAAGGTTGGCGCTGTAATATTCCGCCATACTTTCCATTAAGCCCTCCATGATTATTCCCTCTGCACTATCTGAGATATTTTCCATAGCGCTATAAATCTTTACGCCGTTTTTCTTTAACTTTGAGCGATATATGGCGCTGTCATAACGATTGCGGGCAAATCTATCAAGTTTCCAAACGATAACAGCCTTAAAATGTTTGTTTTCGCTATCTCTTATCATTTTCTGAAATGACGGGCGATTATCGGTTGTTCCTGTTTTGGCTTCATCAATGTATTCGTTGATTATTTCAAAGCCATGTTCTTCAGCGTATCGCTTGCAATCTCTTAATTGTCCCGTGATAGACTCTTCACGTTGCCCTGAAGAAGAGAAACGAGCGTATATTACCGCTGGTATGTAGTTTCCCATGTTATCTCCTTTCGTTTTGTATCTGATAGTTAAAAACCACGAAAAACGAGTCTTTTTTCCTGTTTTCGTGTATTTTAAACGGCAAAATCGTTTATAATTAAATTCCGATAGTCCCTTAGAGGACAGAATAGAAGCCACCGGCATATTGTTGGTGGTTTCTTTCGTTTATATAACGCTTTCTTTGGAACAATACCAAATCAGTTTCCCTATTACAGACACTGGATCAGTACCATCTTTTATGATTAGTGGGTGCTGTTCAGGATTGAATGACAATGGCTCAAGTACATAACTATCAGTCAATCTGTAAAACTTCTTAACTGTAGCATCGTCACCATTCACCATGATAGCGCCTATTTCGCCATTTTCTAATGTGCTTGTCTTTTCAAATAAACCTATACAGCCGTCAGGTAAAATCTTATTCATGCTGTCACCTTTGATTTGTAATGCAAATACTTCTTTATTTGCAAAGCGTGACGGATATTCAATTTCACCGATGATGTCTTCTATTGCTTCTAAAGGTGTGCCAGCTGGAACAACGCCTATAACGTTTGTTGTGTTAGACATAACATTATTTGTAGCGCTTATACCAAGTAATTCGGACGGCAGAATACCAAATAATTCAGATAGTTTTTCGATAGTAGATCGCTTTAAGTTTTCAATCCTTCCATTCTCATATTTAGCGATTGCTGATTTTTGGACACCGACATAGTTGCCTAATTCTTCTTGTGTTAAACCTAATTTTTTTCTGTAATACTTAATCATTTCGCCTGTATTTTTCATAACTAAATTGTACTCTAAAGATACAAATATGCAAATAAAATAAAAAATGTTTCTTAAAATTCATATTTGTTATTGCAAAAGTGTCGTGTTGGGTATATATTAAGAG